TAGAACTTAATAGAGCCATGAAAGATATAGAAGAAATGAAAAGAATTATAGAAGAATTAAAAGATAAGGTAAGAGCAAATGGCAACGGGCAGAGTCACTAAAAAGGTTTTAGATTATATAGCAAACATAAACAAAGAAGCTAAACAAATGAACTATGTAAAAGATTTAAAAAAAGAAGTTGAGATTGGAAAACATGGAACTCAAAAGTATGTTATCAAGAATGGAGAAAACAAAGGTAAGATAGTATGACAGAGTTAGTGATAGCTTTACTTATGATAGTAAATAGTGAAATTAAAGAACATAGAATACAATCATCTTTATCTGAGTGTTTAAAAGGTAAAAGACTTGCTATGCGAACAAATAAAAATAACAATATTCAATATCAATGTATTCAAAGCAAAGCAGAATTAGAGTTAAATATAGATGGCTCTAAATCAATTAAAAAATTAATATTAGAATAATATGATTGACGAAGATAGGACATATGAGAACGAAGTGAGATTTAATAATGATAGATTGGGTGTTAAAAGTGATAGAGAAGATTACAAGAGGAATATTCCATTGGACTTGGAAAGTTCAAACACACCGAAAATACAAAAGAAAGAAGTGAATGGAATATGTATTAACCATGATAATGTGTGCGATTGTAGAGGGTAAAACATCTTGTATGCCACCACATCAATTTGAAACACCATATAAAGATGGTTATGAATGTATGCTTGATGGTTATACAAAGTCATATGATAAGATTGTTGAATTAGGCAGAGACGATGTTAATAAATATAATATCTACATAAAATTTGGCTGTAATGAAAATCACTCTAACAAAACCTCAACATCTTATATCGTCATCCAATAAAAGATTCAGAGTATTAATATCAGGTAGAAGATTTGGTAAGACATATCTTGCTATAACTGAGATGATGAAGTTTGCTTCAAAGCCTAATCAAAGAATATGGTATGTAGCACCAACACTAAAGATGGCTAAAGACATTTGCTGGTCTAAGCTAAAGGAAGTATTGAATGAGTTTAATTGGATAGAAGATATTAACGAAACAACACTTACAATAACCATAAGAAAATCAAATAGTACAATAAGCTTAAAATCAAGTGATGCTCCTGATTCATTAAGGGGTACAGGTTTAAACTTTTTAATATTAGACGAATTTTCTGACATAGATAAAAGAACTTGGTTTGAAGTATTAAGAGCATCAGTATCAGATACACTTGGTCATGTTCTTATGTGTGGTACTCCAAAAGGTTATGGTAATTGGACTTATGAGATGTATCTAAAAGGTAAGCAAGACTCAGAATGGGATAGCTTTCAATTCACTACTTTACAGGGTGGTATGGTCACTCCAAAAGAAATAGAACAAGCTAGACAAGACTTAGATCAGAGAACATTTAGACAAGAGTTTGAGGGTACATTTGAAAATTATGCTGGTGCTATTTACTATAACTTTCATCCTATTGAGTCTGTTGTAGAGAAACCAATAGATTACACAAAACCAATACATATCGGAATGGACTTTAACGTGAATCCAATGTCATGTTGCGTAGCACAAATAGAAAAAGATAAGATATACATTGTTGATGAGATAGTCATTTATTCAAGTAATACTGATGAAATGGTGCAAGAAATACGAGATAGATATGGAAGTAAGATGAACATAACTATCTATCCTGACCCAGCTTCAAGACAAAGAAAAACAAGTGCTGGTGGGAGAACTGACTTATCAATATTACAAAATGGTGGCTTCCATGTAAAAGTAAAAACAAGACATCCAGCAGTAAGAGATAGAATCAATGCAGTTAATTCTAAACTCAAAGATACTAATGGAAACAGGTATATTTTTGTTTCCAAATCTTGCAAAACATTGATAAAAGGATTACAAAGACAAACATACAAGGAAGATACAAATATTCCTGACAAAGAAGATGGATTTGACCATATGAATGATGCTTTAGGTTATATGATTGATTATATAAAACCTTTAGTAGTTCAAATGCCAAGTTCAAGACCAACTAGATGGACAATGAAATAGACTATGGCATATTCACGAGACGAAGCATTTGAGACCCACAAAGACTATAGAGAAAATGTAAATCAATGGGAATACTACATTAGATCATTTAATGGTGGATATGATTATACACTTGGTCAATACTTAAACAGATATAACTTAGAACTAGACAGCGAGTACAATCAAAGACTTGGTAATACTCCATGTGATAACCATTGTAAAAACATCATACAAATTTACTCATCATTTTTATTTAGAGTAAAAGCATCAAGAGATTTTGGTGCTATGGCTGATGAGCCTAGTTTAGATCAATTCTTAAAAGACTCTGACTTAGATGGAAACCACTTTGACTCTGTAATGAAACAGGCTCAAAACTATGCTTCTATTTATGGACATTGTTTTATTGTTTTAGATAAACCAAAAGTCACAACAAATACAAGAGCAGAAGAATTAGACCAAGACATAAGACCATACATATCAATACTTACACCTGAGAATGTTTTAGATTGGAATTTCAAAAGAGAAATAAATGGTAAATACACACTAGATTATCTTAAAGTAAGAGAAGAAGTTGATAAGGATGGGGGAACTTACTTTAGACTATGGTATCTTGATAGGATTGAAACTGTCTATGCAAAATCAGACAGAGATGAGCCTGTTGTAATAGATACTGCCGATAATCTGATTGGCAAGATACCAGCAGTTATCTTATACAATTCCAAATCGCACAAAAAGGGGATTGGTCAATCAGACCTTACTGACATAGCTGATTTGCAGAAAGCTATCTACAATGAGTTATCAGAAGTAGAACAGCTTATCAGATTAACAAATCATCCTAGTTTAGTTAAGACTCCATCGGTTAATGCTAGTGCTGGTGCTGGTGCTGTAATAGAAATGCCTGAAGAACTAGAGCCTAATTTAAAACCATATCTACTTCAACCATCAGGGCAAAACTTACAAGCTATAATGGAATCAATATCAAACAAAGTAAATGCTATTAATAGAATAGCACATACAGGAGCAGTAAGAACATCTAAACAAGCAGTATCATCAGGAATAGCTTTACAAACAGAATTTGAATTACTTAATGCAAGATTATCAGAAAAAGCAGACAATTTACAAATAGCTGAAGAACAAATATTTAGATTATATGCACTATTCCAAAATGCTACATTTGATGGAGAAATAAGTTATCCTGATACATTTAATATTAGAGATTATGCTACTGATCTTATTTACTATCAACAAGCTAAGTCATTAAGTATTGGCTCTCCTACATTTATGAAAGAAGTAGATAAAGAGATTGCAAGAGCAGTAGTAGATGACAACGAAAAGCTTAACGATATATTTGATGAAATAGACTCAGCTTCAGAAGTTGGTCAATTCACACAAGACGAAGTAGAGCAAGAAACAGTAGCCGAAGAAGAAATTTAATGAATGTCAGATATAGTAAAAGATTTAACAAACTACAGAATCAAAGGCATTGAAAAAGCCGAAGTTGAATACTACGAAGCACTTACAAAAACATTAGATAAAATAGAAGATCAAATAATTTCATTAGTAGATAGAGATTTACCAAGACAGGCTGGTAAGCTTATTGAACTACAAAGTGCAGTAGCCATAAGACCAAAGATCAAAGCAATACTTGATAAAGAGTATTTACCATTTGCAGATAGGGTTGTTAGAAAAGGTTTTGGAGAACAAGCTAAAAGAGTTGAGAGACAATTTAAAACAATAGGTATTATACCACCTGAATTTCAAGAACTTACTAAGGGAGATTTAGCTTTAGTTAAAAATTTAAAGCAACAATATTACACACAGTTTAAAGACGTATCAAACAATTTTACAAGAATATTGTCAGATAAAGTTTATCAAAACACATTAGTTGGAACTGAATTTACAGTATTAGAAAAAGAACTAAGAGAATCTATTAATGGTATATATGCAAATTCAAGAGACCCAGCAGTAAATAGATTAGTAGATTATGTTAAAAGAAATCAAGGAAATCCAAGATTAAAAGATAGAGTAGATATAGCTGTTAAACAATTACAAAGTAAATACGCAAGAACTAGAGTAGGAGAGAACATGAAAAGATATGCTGGTCAAATACTTAATGATTCTTTGCGAGACTTTGATGCTACGTTAAACTTTAATAAATCAAAAGATGCTGGACTTACATTTGTTAAATACTATGGAGATGTAATACCTACAACAAGAGACTTATGTAGAAGAATGGTTAATGGTCAGCTTAACAAAAGAAAGAATGGTTTATTTACAATAGCAGAGATACAA